ATTCGTGTTGGTGGTGGTTTAACAGCATACCTTATGCGTATTAAAAATGAATGGTATGAAGAAGATCAAGCTGCCAAACAAATTGAAGTAAACGACTTAGAGAACTCCTTAAAAAGTGACTCTAATAGTGACTATGGAAAACTTGATATTACAAGAAATAAATAAGAATTCCGAGGGTTTGCTATTGGAGGCTATTAATTTAAAAGGCTAAAAAATGGCAAACGTCTCAAGGATTAACGGGTTTCGTCCTGTTAAACATTTGAATGGTTCTCCTTATAATGGCCAGTTCAACTATTATGAAATTCCGGCTGGTGACAACACGGCTACTATGGTAGGTGATTTGGTTAAAGGGGATGGTACAGCAGGTACAGAACGTTATTCTACCTGTGTTAGACATGGTACGTCTGGTGAAGTTACAAGTGGAGAAGCTCTTGGAGTTATTGTTGGATTTAAGGTTGATCCTACTGCTCTGAATGTACCTCTGCATCGTGCTGCTTCAACTAAACGAATTGCAATGGTGGCTGATGCTCCTGATCTGTTGTTTGAAGTTGAGGATGGGGGTACAGTTCCTTGTACATGGACTTTAGTTGGAATGAATACTGGCTTTCTTGCGACTGCTGGTAGCACTACGACGGGTAATTCTGGTATGACTACTGGAACTACAGCACCTACCACAACTGCCACGCTTCCGTTGAGAATTATGGGGATTGTAGATAGTCCCGATAATGACTCACCAACGGTTAGTGGTCTAGCATACCAAAAACTGTTAGTGATGATTAATACTCATCGCTATGGTTCTGTTGGTACAACTGGAGTTTAAGGGGGAATCATGGGTATTATTAATACTTCTACTTTTGCAAAAGCCCTCTGGCCCGGTGTAAACGCATGGTACGGTAAAGCGTATAGTGAGTATCCGGTAGAGTGGGATAAGTTGTTTACTAAAAGTACTTCTTCGCGTGCTTGGGAAGAAGACGTTGGAGTGTCAGGTTTTGGACTGGCACGAGTTAAAAATGAAGGTGCTGCTATTGAGTATGATGCAGAGAAACAAGCCTTCACAACTCGTTATACACACGTTGTCTATGCTCTTGGATTTATTGTTACCCGAGAGGTTTTTGAAGATGACTTGTATGATATAGTTGGCCAACGTAAAGCGCAAGGTCTGGCCTTTTCTATGCGCCAGACTAAGGAAATTGTTGCTGCTAATATTTATAATCGTGCATTTACGTCTGGTTATACTTATGGTGACGGCTCTATCCTTTGTGTGTCTAGCCACCCAAATATTGCTGGTGGTACATGGTCTAACGTAATTGGTACTGCTGCCGATATTTCTGAAGCTGCTCTTGAACAGGCTTTGATTGATATTTCTGGCTATACTAATGATCGTGGTCTGCGTATTGCTGTTAAAGCAAAATCTTTAATTATCCCGAAAGAACTTGATTTCGAAGCTAATAAAATTATGCAAACGCAATATGAAGTTGGTACAGCAAATAATACCGTGAATGTGGTTCGTGGACGTTTCCCAGGTGGAATCGTTATGAATCATTACCTGACGGATGCCGATGCTTGGTTTATTAGCACTGATGTTCCTCATGGTATGAAGTACTTCGAGCGTAGGGGTGATGCCTTTACGACCGATGGTGACTTCGATACCGACAACGCGAAGTTCAAAGCAACCGCTCGTTATTCGTTCGGTTGGTCTGACCCGCGTGCCCTGTTCGGCTCGCCCGGAGCGTAAGTAGTATATGTTGATTGCCGGGGACCACAAATCCCCGGTGATCCTTCCTCTTTAGGGAATCAACAGTAATAAAGGAAATCGTATGACTATGTTTGGAGATCAGTTGTATCAGAATGGTGGGGCGCCTGTTGGGCTTCCCGTAACCTTTGGTACAACGCAAAATAAAGGTGCTGGGCAGGTTTGGTTCGTTAACCCCAATACTGGAAGTGATGGTAACTCTGGTAAGCGGATGGACAAACCATTCTCTACCATTTCCAAAGCCTATAGTATGGCAACGACCAACAACCAT